TCACGGCCCGGCAGGAGGCCCCGCCCGCCCCCGTGGACGAAGCCGCCGCCCAGGCCGCCACAAGCCCGGCCAGCCCTGCGCCGGAGCCTAGCGAGGCCCAGAAAGAGGCTGGCAACTACAAGAAAGGCCATGCCAAGATCGGCGGCCTCGACATCTCCATTGAGAACGAGGCAGGCACCAAACGCCGCCCGGAATGGGGCGCGTTGTCCGACCATTACGGCTACATCAAGGGCACCGTGGACAACACGGGCGAACAGGTCGACGTGTTCATTAAGCCGGGCACTCCCGAAGACTATGCCGGGCCTGTGTTTGTGGTGACTCAGAACGATCCAAAAACGGGCAAATTCGACGAGTTCAAGACCATCATCGGCTACGGCACCGCCGCCGAGGCCGAACAGGCCTACCGGGCCAACTACACCGCCGACTGGCAAGGCTTCGGTGGCATCCAGGAAATGAGCCTGGACGAGTTCAAGGCCGGGCTTGCCGACATGACGGCCCGAGAGAAAGCCGCCCGCGAGCCAGGACAGCCCGTGTCCCAAGCCGGACAAGCCGTGTCCGAACCGCCCGCCCCAGTCACGCCCCTAGCCAAGGCCAAGGCCGCCATTGCCGACTACACGGCCAAGGCCAAGGCCGAGAAGGCCGCCGCCAAGACGCAGGAGGCCAAGAACGCCGCCAACAGGAAGATTGTGGGTGCCGCCTGGCTCGCCAAGCGCCTGGAAGCCTTCGACGGCGTGGTGGATTACGCCGTGGCGACCGAATACAACGGCAAGCCAATTCAGGGCATGATGGTCATTCCCGCCGGACGTGGCGGCCTGTTCGTCATCAACCCCGCCGGAGCCATCGACCAACTTGCCGAAAACAACCTGGGCAAGGAAGCCCTCTACAAGGCCATCGACAAGTTCCTGGTGCATGAGTTCATCCACCAAGCCGCCCTCTCCCGCCTCAACGACAAGCGAATCCTCGACCTCTACAACGCCCTGACGCCAGAGGCCAAGGCCGCCAGCCGCCGCCTTTACCTAGCCCAGGCAGGCGAAGGCCAGGGCGAACTGGACGAGTTCCAGGCCGCGCACGAATGGTTTGCCCAGCTAGTCGAGGCCCGCATGTCAGGGGAGATCAGCAACCAAGCCCTCATTGAAGCCTCCGACGACCCGGCCTTCCGCGACAAGCTGGCCGCCCTGTTCCGCGAGTTCGTGGCCGCCCTCCGGGAAATCGCCGGGCTGGTCAAAGACCCGGCCATGGCCGAGCAAATCCGGGCCGAGGCAGACGCCGTGGAGGCCGCCGTCAGGCAGATGGCGGAAAAGGCCGGGCTGGCTGAGCGCCAAGCCCCGGCCCCCGCCCAGCCTGCCGAGCAGGCCGCCCAGGCCAGCCAGCCCGTAGAGGCTGCCGCGCCTATGGGGCAGGCCGCCGCCGCTGCCACGATCACAAAAGAGCAGGCCGAGGAAGTCCTGAAAGACAGCACTCTCAAAGATAGGCCAATCAAGACCTACGAGATGGCCGTGGCCGCCAATCAGATCCACATGGGGACCAAGATTTCCGATTGGTCCGCATTCCCATTCACTGGGGAAGCGCAAGACGGCAAGCCAACGCAAGATTTGACTGGCGCATCTGAGATGCAGAAAGCTCCAACGCTATTCCCAAGCAGCAACGCGCAAGAGCACGGAAATTGCGAGTGGTGCGGAAAGCAGCCAGTAAAGAACTTCTATTTCATCAAAGATGATGGGAAGAAATGGACGCTAGCCGTTGGTAGCGAGTGCATCACACATTTTGCCGACAAAAGCGGCGATGAAATGGCCAGAGAAGCCCGCCAAAGCCTTGCCCTTGCCGCCATCCAGGGCATTACGGAGGCCCGCAAGACGCTCTCTAAAGAGTTCAGCGAGATTCAATCAGCCGGTTATGGCCGCACTGAGCGCGTATGGAAAAATCCTTCAGCCCGCACGCTTAACGATGAAACTCCCGACATCCTTGGTAAGATCACCATAGAAAGCGGAGCGGCAGCACATAGCCGCTGGTTGAACACAAAACTTGAAGCCGCTCGCGAGTGGCTGGCACGCTACGCTGAACTGATGGCGCGTCCAGAAACCAAGAAACGCCAAATCGAATGGCGCACTAGCCGCATCAAAGAGCTTGAAATCTCTCTCAAGCTCAAAAACAAGCCAGAGTGGGAGCTTGCCAGCCTAGAAAAGAAACTGGAAGAACTGCGCGGCGAGAAGGCCGCTATGGAAGGCACCGCCGCCACGCCGCCGCCTGCCGCGCCTACGGCAGCCGACGAAATTGCCGCCCGCCAACGAGTCGAGGCCGCCCGCATCAAAGCGGATGACGCCACCGCCAAAAGAGAAGCCGCCGAGGCCGCCCAGGCGGAGCCAGAACCCGCCCTCCCCGCCTCCGTGACGCCAGCCCAGGCCGAGGCCGCCGCGACTTATGAAACGCAACAAAAGCCAGTTAAAGGCCAAGGCCGTAGCAATGCGGCAAGCACTCCCGCCCCTGACGTGGCAGGAGAAAGAAGCGAACTTCAACGCAAACCTGAGACACTTCAACCTGACGGCGACCAGTCAGAAACTCCCACATCTGGGGCTGCGGCCAAAGACAGTGACGAGATACAGTTGCTCGACCTGACCCCGGCACAGGAGAGGATTTTAGCGCAACTCCCCAAAGCAGAAGCCGCCCAAGCTCTGAAAAAAGGGTTAGGCTACGACCGTCCACAAACCACCACTCATAGACTCCCAAACGATCCATGGGTTTACATAGACCGTCAGGGGGAGAAGAGGCTTGGCTACATCGACCAAAACGGCAAGCCTTACATGCTCACCGTTGAGGAGTCGGCAGAAAAGCGGCAAAACATCGCTCGTTTTGAGGCGGAACAAAAGCAAAGGATGGAGAGCAGGATGAATGCACTACGCGAAGACGCACGCATTCAGGATGAAAAACGCATCTTCCAAATCACACCATCCGGCCCAGCCTACTATCGTAAAGGAGGCAAATGGTATGAGCGCGGCACCAATCGCGAGCTTGGCCGCAAAAAAGGCGACGATTTAGCACTACTAACCCTTGAAGGCCCAAACGCCGCCATTTACGAGGTGAAAGTAGTGTCTGAAGGCGGGACGATGTATTATCAGAACTTCCGCCCAGCCCCGCCCGTGACGGCCCAGCCGCCAGCCGTGGAGGCTGCCGGGAAGGCCGAGGCTAGGCCCATGAACATGGCAGGCGAAACAAGGCCAGCCAAGCCAGCCAAAGCCGGGCCGCCTGAGTTCGCCAGCCTGCCCCAGGCCTCCCAGGACAAGTTCAACGCCGCCTATGAGGCCAACAGCGCCGAGGCTATGGGTAGGTTGCTGTTCCTGAGCAACAAAGGACTCCGCGCCGAGTTTGAGAAACGCACAGGGATTAAGCTGCCCAAGACCGAAAAAGGCACAACCGAAGCCATCCAGACATGGGCAGCCAAGCCCAGCCAGCCCGAGGCCCAGCCAGCCAGCCAGGCCCCCGCCGCCGAGGCCGGGCAGGGCCGGGAGGAGGCTGCAGACAAGCCTCCAGTCGGAAAGATTACGGATTTTGGCGAAAAAATCTTTGGAGCGCGAAAAGACGTATGGGGCAAGTTCAAACGCATCATGGATCAGGCTTTCCCCGAATCCTATGATGACGTGACGCTTTCCAGAAATGTGCCAGAACCAGATTACGAGGCAGCCATAGAGGCAGGTGTGTCTGTAGATGATTTGGCTTTGCTGAAAGCCATCCGAGACAATTTGCCGCCGAAACCAAAAAAATCATGGAAGCTGAAAAACTGGGGAGATGCTGTAAAATTCCTGCATCAACTCACGCAAGACGTGATTGCAGGCAAAGGAATTGATCCGGCTGTTTTGACAGGACTTGAACGCACGCAGCGCCTTTCGGGGCTTTCTAACGCCATTAAGCTATACAAGTATCTTGGCTACCCGCTTTTCACCAAAGCAAAAGGCTGGACTGTGGCTAATTGGGATGTTGGCTACTACAAAGGCCAGAAGCTAGACAAGTTCACACCCGCAACTATTGCCACCAAAGATGAACGAAGCACGGACATGCTTGTTCTTCGCGCTGGTGAAGAGGCATGGCGTGAAGTGGCGGAAATGATTAAAATTACCCTAGCGGGACAACCAGCCGAAACGCCAAAAGCCAAAGAAGCCAAAAAACTGCCGTTTGCCGTATGGCAAGACCGCCGAACCGGTCAATACTTTGTTGGCATTCGTGGAATCAACGGAGTTGTCCGCTTGAAAACAGGCTTCCCTGACGTGAAAGCGGCAAGGCAGCACTTGGCCGACAACCGGGCAGACCTTGAAGCTATGTGGCAGGGGATGAAGGAGCACCCAGAATACCGCCGCACGGTCAACGAGCCGCGCCAAGGGCCTGCCCGCCGCGACGGCGACGTTTCTCCTCAAATGTTCCAAGACGCTTTCGGCTTCCGAGGCGTCCAGTTCGGGAACTGGGTTGAAAGCGACCGCCGCCAAACCGACCTAAATCAGGCATACGATGCGCTGATGGACCTTGCCGAGGCCCTGGGCGTGCCTCCTAAAGCCATGTCGCTAGACGGCTCCCTTGGACTGGCTTTTGGTGCCCGTGGTGTATCCAAATACAAGGCACACTACGAGCCAGGAGAAGTGGTGATTAATCTCACAAAGAAAACCGGACCAGGATCGCTTGCCCATGAGTGGTTCCACGCTTTCGACAACTACTTTGCCCGTCTGGATGACACGGGAGCCACTAAAGCACGACCTCTGGATAAATACGCGACCACGCAAAAGCCAGCATCTGCGCCAAAAAACATGCGCCCAGAAGTCTGGCAGGCTTTCCGTCAAATCGCAACTACGCTGAAAACCGGACCATTTGCCGAACGTTCGGCAACCTTGGACGATGCCCGTAGCAAGCCTTATTACTCGACTCTTGTTGAGAAATCCGCCCGCGCATTTGAGAAATACATTGCCGACAGGCTTATAGGCAAAGACATCACCAATGATTACTTGGTGAACATCGTCAAAGACGAAAGCCCGGCTCTGCCAACATCTGCCGAAATGGCCGATGGCATTCAAGCAGCCTATGACAATCTGTTCAACATTCTTGATTCCGTTCCCACGGAGACTGGCGTCATGCTTCGCAATCCGCCCGCCACGCCCCAGCCCCTGCCCGCCGACGAAGGTGGCCAGCCAGGCCTAGCCAACCCGCCCGGCGGCCAGGCGGCCGTCACGCCCGCCCAGGACGCCGAATACATGGCCGCCGTGGAGGCTGGCGACCTGGAGAAGGCACAGCGCATGGTGGACGAGGCGGCTGGAGGAGATCAGATTATCAAAAATGCATCGACCTTTGATTTCCAAACGGGCGTTCGTTATGTCGTCAATGCGTTTCACGGATCCAAGTCTCAAACGCCGATAACCGTTTTTGACAAATCTAAGCTAGGAAGCAATACCTTTGCAGAATCGGCTAAGAAAGGATTCTTCTTTGCTGGGTCAAAGGAAACGGCATCAAGCAAGGATTATTACATTCGCCGCGAATTTGAAGCATCTGAAAGTGGCGAGGAGTGGGTTCGTGATTACAATAAAGCGATCAAGTCGTTGATCCGCGAAGCCGTGGAATTGACCTCAGCCGAGGAAGTTAATGGCCTTCCGTTTGGATCGGGCGAATTCGTTTCAGAGTGGGGCGACATTGGAGTTGATGTTCTTCTTGATGGAAGCGTCTCCGACGACCCTGAATATATAATTTCATCGAGAATACAATTCCTTCGCGATGAGCTTGCGCCTGCGTTAGAGGCTCTTGGAGTTGACGCAAAGGCTGACATTGACGCACTATCTGCGTCACTGCCTGACAGTTATCTGGACACCTCAGAAGGCCAGATGGTGAACGCCTATCTGTTCTTGAACAATCCGATGGTGTTTGATGACAATGGCAACGAATACCGCGAACAATCGTATGCCGACAGAATCGACGAGGCGCTGAAAAATGGGCACGATTCAGTAATTATAAAAAACACTTTTGACGGCGGTCCGCTTGATACGATTTTTGTCGTTTTTGACCCATCCCAAATCAAATCCGCCGACCCAGTCACCCGCGACGAATCCGGCAACGTGATCCCGCTTTCCCAGCGGTTCAATCCTGCCAGCCCGTCCATCCTTCGAAACCCGCCCGGCCAGCCCGGCCCGGCCCGCCAGTCCGACGAGGCCCAGGCCGCCGAGCTTGAAGAGGCAGCCAACGAGGCCGTGAGGGAGGCGGAGGACGTGCAGGAAACGTCCGACATGATGGATCAGCTCCGCAAGGATGCCGAGGCCGCCGACGCCCTGCGTAACGATCCCGAGGCCGTGGCCGCCGTCCAGGCCAGCGGGGCCATGTCTGGCCGTAACCTGTCCCAGCAGTTCCGTGATCCGGCTGCCCGCGAGTTCTACCGAGCCCTGACCGCCGCCCGCGACATGGTGGGAGGCCCGGCAACCGTGGTGTTTGACGAGATGCGCAAATGGGCCGCCCAGCAAGTCCAGGCCGATCCAGACAAGGCCATCGCCTTCGCCTCCGAACTGGCCGACGAAAAGGCCATGATGAAGCCGGAGGAACAGGCCGTTGTGGGCGCGGTGATTGAGCACTTGAACCGAGTGGTTGCCATGACCGGCGACAAGGCCACACGCCTGCTTCTCCACCGCCTAGGCAACTACTACCTCGACATTGGCACGCTTACCGCCCAGGCCCTCGCAGGCCGCCGCGACCCGTTGGAAACGCCACAAGACCGCTGGAACAAGGCACTTACCGTGATCTTTGGCCCTGATTCCAAGGTTCGCCGCCGCCTTGCCCTGGCCCCCACGGCCGCCGCCAAGGCCCGCCGCATTGCCGAGCTTGAGGCCCAGCTTGCCGGGTATCAGGCAGGCCGCCGTGCCGACATTGAGGCCGCCCTGAAGGAGGCCCGAGGCCAGGAGACGCAGGAGGAGATTCTGGAGCGCTCCGACGCCGACAACGAGAAGCTGAAGGCCAACATCCTGAAGCGTGTCGGCATCATGGAACAGGATATGACCCTTTCCACCGTTGACCGTTACAGCCTGCAAACGGCCATCCTTGAACTACCAGCTGTCCGCGAGGCCCTGGACAAGTTTGACTATGGCCGCGACATCATGCGCCTAGCTTTCCAAGGCCGTTCTGACCGCCACATTGCCGGGGCCTTGCAGATCAACGAGGCCGACGTTGCCAAGTTCATTGAAGAGGTCCGAAACGGCATCATCCGCCCGGCGCTGGCCGCCGAGGTGAAGGCAGGAAAGGGCTGGGGCGAAATGATCCGCTCCGGCTTTGACAGCCTCGCCCGCAAGGTGGGCCTGCGCATGGCCGCCGTGTCCGGCCCGCTTGGCACCATGGCCCCTCCGCTCACGCAGCAGCAACAGCAGGACATTGAGAACGAAGTAAACCGCATTCTGAACTATGCGCTCCAGCCCGCCCGCCGGCGCAACAAGGCCGGAAGCCTGATTGCCAAGGTGATCGACACACCCGGAGGGAAGAAAGTCCGCGTGTTCGTTCCGTTCGACCCCGAGGACATGGCGAGCTTCTACGCCGTGGCCCGCGAATTCTCCGCCGCCAAAGCCAGCGTCACGGACAAGCTCTACGAATACTGGATCAACTGGCCGCTTTTGTCTGGCCCGCAGACCCAGGTGGCAAACCTTACCGGCAACGCCGCCAACGTGCTCTGGCACTACACGGCGCAGCGCATGGTTGAGGCTGGCATGAACGTCCTCTACCGCGACCCGAACAGCGCCAAACTCGGCGAGTTCAAGCACGTCGCCAAGGCCTTCATGGGCTCCATCATGCCCGCCCTGGACATGGCCCGCCAGTCCTTCCTCACCGAGGGCGATTCCGTTCGCCACAAATACCTTGGCGAGCCCATGGAGATCGAGTTCAAGGACGGCAGCCTGGACAAGGTGGGGGCCTACCGGCCTTCCATCGGAGGCAAAGCAGGCCAACTCGCCCGCCTGCCGGGCCGCCTGCTTCGCTTCACAGATGCGTTCTTCAAGACCTCCATTCTCCAAATGGAAGCCACGGCCATCGCCTACCGGGCCGCCGCCTTCCAGGCCAAGCAGCAAGGCCTGACGGGCAAGAACCGGGACGCCTTCTTGGAGTCCGAGATTGCCAACGCCCTCGCCAACCCAGGCAGCCAAGTCTGGACCGAGGCCAACAAGACCGCCGAAGAACTGCTGTTCCAGGACGAGAACGCCGCAACCGACCTTGTGGACACCATCCTGGGCGGCAACCGCAGCGTGCGCGACCTGGAAAAGCTCATGGCCGAGGCCGAGGCTAAGGGCGACAACGAAGGGGCGGCCAAGCTGCGTAACCGTCTGTTCTGGCGCAAGGTGCAAGGAAAGATCATGCGAATCATCTTCCCGTTCCAGCGGACGCCCACAAACATCATCAAAGTTGGCCTGCGCAAGGCTGGCGGCTCCGCCGTGGTGGGCCTCTGGCACGCCGCCCGGGCCGGGCTGTTCAAGGTCAGGGATGGCGAGGCGTTCCTGAAGAACTACACCAAGGCCATGCAGATCAAGGACGTGTCCGAAAGCCTGCTGGCCGGGCTGGGCTGGATGATGCTCGCCAGCATGTTTGAAGGTGACGATGATGACGAGAAGAAGCCCATTCTGATTGTCGGCAACCGCCCCTATGCGCCCGGCACCCAGGGCGAGCGCGAGGCATTCCTGCGTAGCACAGGCGGGGCAAACTCCATCCTGTTCCGCGACAAGGACGGCAAGGTGATTACCTCGTTCAACTTCTCCCGTTACGAGCCCGTAGCCACCCTGCTTTCCGCTTGGGTGGACGGCTATCGGAACTACATGGAGGTGAACCGCCGCCGCAAGCAGGGCGAGGCCGACGCCAGCTATTTGCGCTTCATCGGCTCCAGCCTCATGGCTTCCGTTGAAGGCAAATCCTTCCTGCAAGGCTTCTCCGGCGTCATGGAAACCATCCGCGACTTTGAAGAACGCCGCGACCCCTCCACGTCAAACTGGGCAGCCAAGCAGCTCATCAACGGCGCGATTCCGAACCTCATCAAGCAGCCGCTCCGCAACTGGGACGACCTCATCCGCGACACCAAGACGGCAGGCATCGGCTACACCGGCCTGCCAAACCCTGAGGTGGCCCCAAAACTACCCATCTTCGCCGCCGAACCCAAAGTGACGGCCACAGGCGAGCGCATCCGCAAGGGCTTCAGCCCGCCAGCCCGCCTGCTGTTCCAGGCAAACGCCGTGGTGAAGCCACAGCCGGACGCCCTTTTACTCCGCGCCAACCGCCTCAACCCCGTGGCTGCGTGGTATCCACAACCCCTCCAGGCCGATGACTACTACGTCCGCGAGCCAGGAGCCAAGCGCGGCACGCCAGGCTACAAGGCCCCCATCGCCGACCCGGCCGCCAAACGCCGCTTTGCCGAGCTTGACGGCAAGCTATACGCCGACGCCGCCCGCCGCATCACGGCCACGGCCACCCCGGCCGAGCGGGCCAAGCCCACGGAAAGCCTGATTGAGAAGTTCAAGAAAGCCCGCGAGCAGGCCCGGGCACAGGCCCGAGTCATGGGCGGCACGATTGGCTTGCAGAAGCCCAAAACCCCGGCCATAACTACACCCAATAAATGAAGCGCCTCATTGAATCACACCTGACGTTTGCCTCCGATTACGAAGAGGACGCCTTCATTCAGCACGTCATCGCCGAGGTGAACGACAAACGCGACCTGATGGGCGTGCAGACCACCAGCCGGGAATACCGGGTGGGATCGACGCTTTACCGCTGGGACAACTACCAACTGGCCTTTGAACAGGACTTTGAACACAGGAAGGCGCAATGCCTGCTGTTCAAGGAAACCAACCTTTCCTTGAACGTGCCGATGACACCCGTTCTCCAGCACGGCGACAAGATGGCGAACGACCTGCTGGCCTCTGCGGCCTTTTTCGGCCCGGCAGCGGAGGGCACCGAGGATGAAAACCCGAGCATCGACACCCTTATGCGCCGACTGAAGAAGCGGGCGCAGGCCATCAACCTCAACGAAACAGGCAAAAAGGCCATGCAGGGGGCCTTGATTCGAGGCCAGGAAATCACCCGGGAAGGCCTAGCTGAGGCGTTTTATATGAAGCCCGTGGTTATCCAGGGCGTCAAACTGGACGGCAAGACGCTGAAGGACAGCCAAGGCCAGCCTGTCTTAGCCTCCGACATCTGGATAGACGACCCGGCCTATCCCGAGCGGCAGGTTTTGCAGCGTGATCCGTCCGTTTGGGCTATCAAAGGCGCGGCTCTGGAGATGGCAAAGCCGCATGTGGTCATGCAGCGCACCAGCAAGGAACCCGGCTGCGAGGTGGCCGTGATCCATTACGGGGACTTCTTCTGCCATCCAAACGCCGCCAGCATCGACGCCAGCCCGGTTAAAGGCCACGTTTTCGCCGCCAACCCTGGCGACCTGCTGATTTCCTACGACCCTGACACTAGGATCAAAGAGACGTATGACGCCTACAAAGAGGCTATCAAGACCAACAGCCTGCCAGGCGGAGATTACGAGAACTACACGGTTCGCGCCTCCCTGAACCGCATCCGTGACGGCGAGGACGAGAACACCCAGCGCCCGGCAGACCAAAGCCCAAACCGCTACAAGCGCAGGACATACGTTGAATGCTGGATTCGCTACGATGCCGACAACGACGGCTACGACGAAAGCATTTATGTCCTGCTGGATTGGGACGCCAAAATCCCGGTTCACTACGAATACGCCTCCATCATCCTCCCCTGGAACGACAAGGAGCACCCGCACCCCTACACTTGTCACCGTATCTGGCCCAAGCTCCACCGCTGGACGGGCCGAGGCTACTATGAGCTTCTGGACACCTGGGCCGAGGTGGCCGATAAGATGCTGAACCGCATCGAGTTCGACGCCAACACCTCCGGCAACGTCATCTTTGAGAACCCCCTTGCCACCCAGCAGGGCATTGACGGCGGCGGCATCCAGTTCCGCAACTCCGAAGGCTACCAGCTCCGGGCAGGCTTCACGGCCGATGATGCCATGTCCGTCAAGACCGTCCAGCCCGCCAACATTGAGGTTTTTGGGCAGCTCATGGAAAAGGCCGTGGGCCGGGCCGAGATCAGCGCCGGCCTGACCAGCCCGGCCGAGGCCAGCGTGGCCGACGTGCCCGGCCAGGACACCCTTGGCGTGGCGAAGATTCTCGAGAACACCAGCAACCAGTCTCTACGCGCCCGGGAATCCGAAATAGTGATCGGCCTGCAATCCATGCTGCGGGCATTCATCGACATCGAGCTTTACACCATCACCAACACCAAGGCAGGCATGGCCGCCCTCATGGAGCAGGTAGGCCAGGAAGAAGGGACGGCCCTGCTGGAGTGGATCAAGACGTTCCCGCAGGACGTGTCCAACGTGTTCGAGGTGTCCCTGACCAAGGCGCATTCAAGCCAGATGGTCGAAACCGGACAGGCCATTATCAACGTCCTGAACCAGTTCGCCGCCCTGGCACCGCCCATGCAAAACGCCCTAGCCCGTCAGTATGGCAACATCCTGAAGGGCATCGGCGAGCCGAATCCCGAGGAAACCCTGGCCGCCATGCAGCAGGCCTCCGTTGAAATCGCCCAGGCCCAAGCCGAGGCCGCAGCCCAGCAGGCCCAGGACGGCCAGACACAACCGCCACCACCTAACCGATGACACCCGCCGAAACAGCCCGCGCCCATGAACTGCTTGTCCAGCTTGAAAACAGCGAGGCATTCAATGAACTGATCGTCAAGCCCTACACCGAGCACGCCGCCGGGGCATTGCGCCGGGCCATCGCCGAGGCCGTCAAGCCCGCCGGGCCGGTCAAGCAGGGCGAGCCAGTCGATCCGGCCAAGATCAGGAATCCGCAGATTGTCTGCGACTGCCTCCGCGAGCACGCCCTTTACAACGAGGTTGCCACCCTGGTTTCCAGCCAGCTTGCCAGCATCCGGCAGGCCGCCGCCAAGCGCGAGGCCGCAGGGCGAAAAGACTTGCCAGAAACCACCGAACCCGCATAATCAAGACCAATGAATTTGTTCCCCGAACGCTACTACAACCCTCGCGGCGGTGATGCCGTTGCCAAGGCCCGCACGTTTGTGGAAGTGGCCTCACCGGACACTGAAACCCTGGTTGCCGCCCCGTCCGGCACGGTTCGCATTGCCGTGTTCTCGGTCGAGATTCGCTCTGACGTGGATGCTACTGTTGTTTTCAAGTCCGGCACCACGGCCATTTCCGCCACGGAATACGTCGCGGCCTCTGGCGGCTCCAACATGGGCAGCCCTGACAACCAGATGGCCCTCTTCAAGGCCACGGCAGGCGAGGCCCTGAATGTGACCACCACAGGCACCGGCAACGTCTCTGTTTCAATCACCTACGCCATCATCCCCGGCTAATGGCTAACAATCTGGTCCTACTCGGCGCAGGCACAAGCGGCTCAGGCACGCTTACGCCGCCGACAGTGGCACCTGTTTTGACGGTGGACGCCGATCCTGGAAGCTCTGTTGCCTTACTTGAATGGACAGCCAGCAATAAATCGGGCTCAGCAGGGTTTGGTTACAATGTCTATCGAGGCACAAATACACCACCTATTCCAGGCGTTGACAGCCCAGTTTTTTCAACAGGCCCAAATACATTATCTTCATCTGATAATGTCTCAGCCGCCGCAGGAGAAACATACTACTACATAGTAGTTCCATTCAACGATGCTGGGGAGGGGCCGAGTAGCAATACAGCCAGTGTTATTTTGCCGGGGGAGTCTAATCGCCTCCTGCTAAACACGGGAGGCCACGTTCTTCTCAACCAAACAGGCGACCTTTTGATTAATGGCTAATTCGCTCATCACAAACCTCACAGACAGGGCCACGCTTGACGGCACCGAAGAAATACCGCTCAACCTGCCGGGCACGCCGGACGTTGACCGCAAGGCCACTATTGCCGCCGTCAAGACCTACGCGCAGGCCGACCTAGGCACGGCCGCCTTTGCCGACACGGGCGATTTTGCCACGGCCGCCCAGGGCGCTTTGGCCGATACCGCCGTCCAGCCCGCCGACATCGGAACCGCCGCCGCCGAGGATGTCGGATACTTTGCCACAGCAGCGCAAGGCACCAAGGCGGACACGGCCTTGCAGCCTGCCGAGGTGAAATCCAGCAACTTCACCGCCGCGAATGACGGGCTTTATGTCGTTGTGGCGTCCGCAACCGTCACAGACCCAAGCCCTAGCGAGGGCAAGGGATTTACGGTTGTTGTCCGCAACGGCACTGCCACCATTGGCGGCACCGGATACAGCACGGCAGGCAGCCAGATCAGGCGGCTTTTCCATTCCGGGGCCTGGGCAACCTACGTTGACGTTCTTACCACCGATTCCCGCCTCACGGACGCCAGGACGCCCACGGCCCATGCCTCCAGCCATGTCACGGCAGGCTCCGACAAGATCAGGGACGCCAGCGCCAGCCAGGACGGCCTGATGACCACGGCTTACGCTTCCAAGCTGGACGGCATTGAGGCGGCGGCGGATGTCACCGACGCGGGGAATGTTGGCTCTTCCATCCACGGGGCCACGGCCAAGACCACACCCGTAGATGCTGATACAATGCCGCTTATTGACTCGGCGGCCAGCAACGTCCTGAAAAAAGTCACTTGGGCAAACATCAAGGCCACGCTCCAAACGGCCTACGATGCGCTTTACTCCAAGGTAGGAAGCGTTTCCTCTTCTGGCCTGACCATGACCACTGCCCGCCTGCTTGGCCGGACCACGGCCAGCACGGGCGCGATTGAGGAACTGACGGCCACGGCGGCCACGGCCTTCTTAAACGCCATGGTGGGAGACTCCGGCTCTGGCGGCACCAAGGGTCTTGTGCCTGCGCCGGCGGCAGGCGATGCGGCAGGAGGCAAGTATCTGAAGGCTGACGGCTCTTGGGCCACTGTTTCCGCCGGATCAACGGCATGGTCATCCGTGACTGGCAAACCGACCACCAAATGCCTGACATCCGACGTGACATCAAACAGCACCAGTTTGGCGGATGTGACGGGGCTGCCAGTCACGATCAGCGCCACAGGCACCTACAAGTTTGAGTGGGTCGGGGCGTTTACGTCCAACACCACGACTGAAGGACTGACGATTGCCATGAATGGGCCGAGCAGCTCTTTCATTTATTTCTCCGTCGCGGTAGCCCTTTCGACCAACTACGTCAATGGCTACACGGTCTATTCATCCTGGGACACGGGTTCTGTGGTCGCTACTACCGGGGGGGCAACCGCCCGTGAGTTCCGTGTCACCGGCGTGTTCACGGCCACAAGCACAGGGACTATAGCCCCGCGTTTTTCCGCCGAAAGTGGCGGAGGCAACTCGGTTTCCATCAAAGGCGGCTCCTGGTTCACCGTCACTCCTGCCGATTAAACCATGAAACTCACCGACCACATCCGACTCATCTGGCCCACGCGTCATTTCATCGCCGTTGGTGATGACATCACGTTCCACGACGGCCAGCCCATGCCGACACAGGCCGAACTCAACGCCACGCGGGCGCAGGCCGAGGCACTGTTTGCCGCAGAGCAGGCCGCCAACCAAGAGCAGCCGCAGCCTGCCCTGACCGTGCCTGGAGCGGCTTTCCTCCAGGCCATAGGCCGCACGCTTGAAATCGCTCTCAAGGCCAAAATCAACGAGATTCCAAACCTGGACACCAGGCGGCACATGATGCTTTACCTGGAATATCCGTATTTTGTGTCCAACCATCCAGTAATCGCGCAGATTGCCGCTACCATGGGCAAGACGGATGCAGAAGTTTACGCTTACTTTGAAGCCGCCCACGCCATCGCATACCCATCTGGACAATGAAAACGCATGGAGTAGGCCGAAATTCTAGGCAAGGAGGCTTTTTCTCCTCGCCTTACGGCCCGGAATCGGCTACTTGCAATCAACCCCATTCAAACGCGATGCACGTTCCCGAACCTTTCCAGACCATCATGCACGACATGCCTGCCTATGTTCAGGCCGCCATGGCAACCGGAGCCGCCGCAGTCCTGGCCTTAGCTGATGTGGCCTGGCAGGCCATGACGGGGCAGGTGCCAAGCCCGCAGGAGGCCGGAGAGTGGAGCTTCTACGGGGTGCTGATCGTGGCGGTGATCGTGCTTTTCACGTCACTGGCGTCGGTGATCTACTGGGTGGCAACCAAGGGCCTTAAAGCCTTCCAAGACCTGACGCAGGCCATGGAGAAGATGAACGAAACACTGGACAAGCAGAACGACTACTTTGACGAGATCGCCAAGAACGCCGTCCGTTCCGCCCTGACAACCCCGCCCACAAAGGCATGAATGAAAGAGGCGTCATTCATCACCGAGTTCCAGGCCCTTGACGTGGCCGAGGGCCAGCAGACCAACCTGCTGAAGCTGATCGCTCCGTTTTCCGTCTATTCCGCCGTTCTCGACGCCATCATCACGGCCCCCGAGGGCTTTACCTTCGACGGTGAGAGCATCCCGGCATGGCTTCATGGTCTCGTCCCGCCCTTCGGACAGTCCAAGCGCGGGGCCTGCATCCACGACTACCTTTATCGGCACCACGGCTACCGGACACCCGGCGGAGACTTCCATCCCGTCACCCGAGCCCAGGCCGACGCCGTTTACAAAGAGCTTGTCCAGGCCAAGGGACTGCCCGGCTGGCGGGCCAACATCCGCTGGGGCGTGCTCCGGCTGGTAGGCTGGGCGGCCTGGCGGGCCAGCTACAAGGAGGCCCGGCTATGATCCTGGCGGCGGCAGCTTTGGGCGGCCTGGGATGGCTGCTTGGCACGGCGGCCTGCGTGTGCGTCGTGGTCGGCGTGTTCCTGCTGGTTGACAAGGGCCTGGGCGGGCGGTAGAATGCCGCCATGCCCAAGACACCCGACAAACCCACCCTTCGCCGAGGAGACAAAGGCGAACAAGTCATGGCGTTGCAGTTCGCCCTTTCCTGGCAAAACCTGCTTGGCATCGCCAACGGCGAGTTTGGTTACAGGACCGAGGCCGCCGTTAAAGCCTTCCAGGCCAACAAGGGCCTCAAGCCAGACGGCATCGTTGGTCCGGCCACCTGGGCCGCCCTCGACGCCTTCACGGCCACGCTGGCCCCGGCCAAGCCTGCCGAGCCGCCCGCCATGGGGCTCACGTTCGCGGATTGGTTCGTGAAGATCGCCGGACGTGATCTGGGCAAGGTGGAGAAGCCCAAGAATAACATGGGCGAGTGGATCAAGAAGTTTTGGCCCTCCACGTCCTACCCCGACGGCTACGAGAACCGTGAGCCTTATTGTATTACAGGAGAAAATGAAATTCTAACGCCGTTGGGATGGGTGAGAATCGACTCCTATAAAGACGGGCCGATTGCTGTCGTAAACCCATCTACAGGAGAGGTTACTTTTGACCGCCCTCTTTCTTATATATCCAAAGAATATCACGGAAAATGTCACCATATCAAAAACCAATGGCTCGACATTATCACCGACAGTGGGCACCGATGGTGGTCATACACAAGCTCACGTAGCAAGAACGCGTCCATATGCAAGGTGACGGACAAAAAAAGACACGCCATGATGCCCGTTTATCACGACGGGCCAGGAATCAATTTGTCTGATTCTGACATTAACTTTGCTGCGGCGTTTATTGCAGACGGCTACAAGAAAAAAAACCGAATTGAGTTTGGTGTTTCAAGGCTCCGCAAGATCGAGGCGCTGGACGCATACAACCCGAAAGGAAGGTGGATTGAAGGAAAAACGCACGGCCCAGTAACAAAAACAAAACGAACCTTTTTTTCATTCGCTATTCCTTCATGGCTTGAGGAATGTGTAAGTGTGGACAAAGAAAAGCGCATTTCTATGCAATGGCTTTTGTCTATGACAAAAAGTCAAAAGGCGCATTTCGCGCAAAGGCTTATTTGGTGGGATGGACAGGCCTCTAGAGGCGAATTAACCGCAAAGAGAAAATCTCACGTTGATGCCGTGGCTCTAGCAGCTAGTTTAAGCGGGTTTTTGCCGACAGTCAGCAGTTATATATCGACCTCATCTTTAAGCAAAGGCAACAGGCAGCACAGGGTAAATATTCGCCCAAACAAAAAAACGCGAGCCATTACTTATCCTCAAGATGTTGAGACGTATATTGGCAAACATTATATGTATTGCTTTAGTGTGACAACAGGAGTTTTTATTGTCAGGGACAAAAACGGAAATATTACGCCTACTGGCAATTGTGCTGCCGCCATGTCGTATTGGCTGGACACCACCGGCGACGAACTCGCCAAGGCCGGGATGCTGGAGGCCATGACGGGCATGAACGCCGCGCAGTTTGAGAAATGGCGCTGCCAGTCCGCCGCCGCCTTTGGCTGGCTGCCCTGGGCCAGGAAGGCCAAGGGCGTGACCGTGCTGCCGGACACCGCCGAGCCCAGGAAAGGGGATGTGGTTGTGTTCGACTTTTCGCACATCGGCCTTGTCTCCGGCGTGCCAAGAAAAGGCCGTGTCGCCACGATTGAGGCCAACACCGGGCCGAGCGGCGAGCGTGACGGCGACGGATGCTGGCCCAAAGACCGCCCGCAGGAAGTGGCCCGTGCCTTCATTCGTTTCAGCTTCAAATGACCGAGGCCACCGTTGCCCGCGTTCTCTATGAGCAAGTCGCCACCGCCGCCAAAGGCAACGACCACCACCAAGTCACCACGGTTGTCACCAGAGCCATGTGGCAGGTGTTCCTGCGAGCCTACGGCCTGCCCGAGGACGCCGAGCCCATCCAGTCCACGAACCGCCATAAGGCGCGGAGCGTGGCGGGCTCTCTCACTTTTGTCTTGGATGTCCCGGGCATGTGGGCTGTGTCACGTCTGACGTTATGAGCTACAATCCCCCAAACGAGTTTTTTGGCGAGTCCCGTTCTTTCATGGAAACTTCGCCGCGTGTTGCCGTCCTGCGGTTTGTCCATCCGTCTGCAATCCTTGGAGAAGGCACGCGTGTCTGGCATTTTGCCGTGGTTCAGGATCGCGTTGTCACTGGCGAGCGTTGTTCCATTGGAAGCAACGCCGAACTTAGCGCCGGCTGCATTCTCGGCTCAAACGTCCGCATCGGCCACGGCACCATCACCGCCCCCGGCATGAAGATCGGAGACAATGTTTTCATCGGCCCAAACGTCACCTTTTGCGATGACGATTACCCAAAGGCCGGGAATACCGGCTATACACGCCGCCCGCCGCTAGTCATGGCCGGGGCCAGCATCGGGGCCGGGGCCGTCATCATGCCCGGCGTGACCATCGGCCAGGATGCTACCGTTGGGGCCGGGGCCTTGGTTTTGCACGACGTGCCAGATGGCGCAACCGTCTGGACAAAGGCCGAAACGATCACGCGCCAGCCATGATTTCCGTCATCACAAACGAGCCCTCTTTTGTCGTGGTCTGCCGGTCTGGGGGAGATTACACCCCGGATCACGCCGCCTGCCTGCACCGCCAGTTTCAGGCGTTCAACACCGACAAACGGTTCCAGTTCTGGTGCCTCACCGACACGCCAACCGAGCCTTGGCACATCCGCCTAGAAACCGACTGGCCGGGATGGTGGGCTGTTCAAGAGGCTTGGCGCTTCACGGGGCCGACAATCCTGACCGGCCTCGACACCCTTTTTGCCCGCCAGTTGACGCCTTTCACGGCACTGGCTCTGGCCTGCCCGCCAGACATGGTATGGGGCACCCGGGATTTCTACCGCCCGAACGAATGGGCAAACGCCGTGATGGTCTGGAACGGCGACCACCGGCAAGTCACCGAGGACATGGAGCCGGAACTGCGAAAGTCGGAGATGGGCCACACGGCCGCCCGGCTTGCTGTCATGGGCGTGCGCCTTGGCCTGCTAGACGACGTGCTGGACGGCATCTTGTCCTACAAAAAGCACGTTCACGTTGCTGGATCGGCGTCCAGCGAGGCCAACGCCCGGCTTGTGGCCTGGCACGGGATGCCGAGGCCGTGGCATGACAAGTGCGCCGGGACATGGGCGGGCCGGATGTATCGCAGCTTCATGGAGGGCGGGGACGCCGCCGCCTACCAACTCCTCGCGCCAAGCTCGACATCGCACAAGACGACCCAGTTTCATTTCGCCTGGACAGCTCTAGGTGATGAGGCCGCCTCATTGAGCCGCCGCATGAACGCAAAATGCTGGCTTACCTACCGGGCGGTTGACGGTGAGATCACCTTTACCGACTGGCTGGCCTGCGTTGCCCCTGCCGTGGCTGCACCGCATGAAGAAACGCCTTTGGGCGTGCGGTGGAGAGTCAGCCAACTTACGGGAGAGGCTTACCTGATGATTTTGAACGGCAGGCTGGACGAGGCCCGGCTGAGAATGATCGAGGTAAACGACATCGTTTATGCAGGAGGCTCTGATCTTTGGCCGCCGTGCGTCTTGAACTGGCTTCGATGCGCCGTGTTGAACCAATACGCTTTGCATCTGGAAGGCGTGAACATCGCCGATTCAACCGCCCGAGTCGTGGAAAACTGGCGAGGCATGGCCCACAAATACGACTGGCACAAATGGCCCATGCGCGTTGACGAGATGATTCACGACATACGAGCCTTGAACGTCCTTGCCGCCATCACGCACAAAAGGGAAAAAGCATTCTGGCTTGCGCCCAAGAACCTTGTCGGCAACAAGGAAATCTTTCACCGATGCCTTTTGAAGCTCGGCGAAGGAAACCCAAAGGCCATTTTCACATGAGCGAGATTTCAGACATCCTTGGCGTCACCATCGCCAGCCCTGGCTATTTTGACATGGCCTACGAAGCCGCAGCCCGTTTTCGCAAATACACGGAACTGGACGCCATGGTAATCACCACGGACCGCCAGGAAAGCTACGACATGAAGTATGTCCTGCCTCTCCTGGGAACGCGCACGCTGGTGTTTTTTGACGCCGACCTGTGGTTCATTCGCCCGGCGAGCCTTGCCCGGTTCGCCAACCTAAACGGAATCGCCGCCGTCCAGGACGTGACCCGGCACAGCATCCACGGCACTTTCTGCCTGCAAGATGCCCTAGCCCTCGACATGCCACCGGATCGCTACGTCAACACGGGCTTCATGGTCATCAACCCCCGCGTGCCCGCCGTGGGCGAGGCATTCAGGCTGGCTTCCGCCCTCATGGCCCAGCGCCGGGCCGGAGAGATCAACATTCTCGACAAGACCGAGCAAAGCCTGCTCAATGCGGCCTTTTACCGCTCCGGCGTGGACATGCACTTTTTGCCGGATGAGTGGAACTTCTGGCCGATGGCCTGGAAGCACAAGTTCTACGACCGCCTGCCGCTGGAGCCCTACTGCATTCACGCCGCCGGAGTGCCCCTGGCCGACAAGGCCGCCTTCCTGGCCCGCCACGCCGCCGTCTTTGAGGCCTGATGCCTCCCCCGCCGCCCGCCGGAACCTGCGGGCATAGAACAAAACGACATGCCTTATATCCTCCAAGAAACACCCGACGAGTCCTGTGTTTACCGCAGCACGGGCGCAAAAGTGAAACCCATTGTCACCCTCAAAGATGAGCACGGCGGCGTTAGTCACATCATTGAAGATGACCACTGCTACGTTCTTCTGAACGGCAGCGAGGAGAAAGGGTTCGCGCCGACGCCATATTGGTATCCTGAAGCCGTTGAGGTTCTTCGCGGAATGCCTCCGTTGGACGCCGCCTAAATCCCTTTGCCTGCTCTCGGCCCCTCGTCCAGACTGGCCCATGGAAACAGGGGCCTTTAGGCCTGGGGCAGGCATCTCAAAACTTTGTCTTGCAAAGTCGTCAATAACTACACACAATACAGCCATCATGTCCGACACCCCGACACCCACCCTTGAACAGATGCTTTACGGCAATCTGGAGAAAGACCCTGCCGCCCTGGCCGCCGACTTCACCGCCGCCGCTGGCGTGGCCCAACCGCCCGCCGCAAACGCCAAGCTCCTGCCAGACCCGGACGACTCCGCCGGACATGACCCCGCCGACCCTGTGGCCGCCGCCGAGGCCGCCGAGGCCGCCAAAGACGCAGGCCAGTATCCGCTTGAGCCTGACGCCGCCGTGACCTCGCCCGAGGTGTCCACGTCCGCCACCGATACCACCCAGCCCGAGGCCAGCCCGGCCCCGGCCGCCGTTCCTGCGCCCGCCCACGAGCCGCAGGACTTGGCCCCGGTGTTTTCGCAGGCCCTTCAGGACTACAACGCCGCCGCCACCGCCGCCCAGGAAGCCGCCCAGCGCCTCGCCGACCTCCAAAGCAACGCCGAGGGCATTGTTGAGTTCACCCCCGAGATGGCCGCCGCCCTGGAAGACAAGATGAAGGCCGAGGCCAACGCTGAACGCGCTTTTGAGGAGATCGGCGACGACGCCTTGGCCCTCGCCATCCAGCAGTTTCCAGAACTGGCCGACGACAACAGCCCGGCCACCATCGCCGTCAAGACCGCCCTGGAGGCCAGCCCCGACCTTGCCGTTCGCTCGCCCACCGCCGTTGCCGAGCTTGGCGTGAAGATCGCCCAGCAGCTCCGCGCCCAGGCCAAGCAGGCCGCCCCGCCCGCCGCCCAGCCCAAGCCCGCCCCCGGCCCCGTGCCTGCCAAGGCCGCCGCCCCCGCCAGCGCCATGACTTCCCATGCCCAGGCCCAGCGCCCCGCGCCCGGCCAGCCCGCCACGCCCGACATCGTGACACAAGTCGCACAAGCTGCCCAGGCCGGAAGCCTGAAAAGCCTGTTCGGCTCCGTTCTCGGTGCCGGCGCTCCTGTCGGTATTCGCATGTCCTGATAGCTGCCTGGCCTAGAGCCACGGCAGACTCCCGTGTGGAGTGACAACCTGACAACAGACAAACAGGGCCGAGCAAGCCCTGCGGTTAGTTCTGTTTTCACATTTCACTCCACACACCAATGGCTACCTACACCGCAATCGACGCCCAAACGGTCGCTCAGATCGTTGCGCAGTCCCCCACCTACGCCCGTCAGATCATCTGGGTTTCTTCGATCCAGATGGACGAAGAACGTTACAACCCGTTCTCGGAACTGATGGGAGGCCTTGGCTCCGCCAAGCCCATCAAGGAAGTTCTCGACACCTCCAAAGTGCGAGGCAACACCATCGTTTTCACCCAGGAAGCCGGACTCGGCGGCAAGGGCGTGGAAGGCAACACCTCGCTGATCGGCGCTGAAGAAGCCCGCAAATACAGCCAGTTCACGCTGACCATCGGCCTCCACCGCCACGCCGTCGCCGAAACCGTCACCACCAAAGACCTGACGTTCATCGGCACGACCTTCGACCAGAGCGCCCGCCGTGGCCTCAACGAATGGGTCCAGCGCCTCAAGTGCGACTGCATCGAGGCCACCATGCTCGGCAGCCTGGAAACCTACAACACCCTGTATGCGGGCAACAAGGCCAACATCAATGCCCTGACCTCCACGGATGTCGTCACCAAGGCGACCATCTCGCAGGCCAAAATCATGGCGAACGGGATCAAGATGAAGCAGATCGAGGTTGCCCGGGCGAAGGGCGGTCAGCGCATCCTGAAGTATTTCTTCCAGGGTAACGACTACCTGTTCCAGGGCCTCCGCGAAAACTCCACCTGGGAAAGCCTCCTGGCGACCGCTGGCGACCGTGGTGACACGAACTACCTCTTCTCCGGCTTCCTGCCCGAGTATGACGGCGTTCTGCTCAACAACTGGGCCGTCTCCAACACCGCCGCCGACGCCGCCCAGGGTGCGTTCTGCGCCCCCCGTGCCTACCTCGGTGAGGAATACGCGGCCAAGGCCACGACCACCACGCTTGTGGCGATCAAGGGCGGCGGCTTCAACGGCAGCTCCACGCTGACCACCAACGCCATCGCCAAGACCCGGAACGACTACTTCCGCTACTTCCCTGGCGCTGGCTTCACCGCCTTCGAACAGACGTTCATCTCGTCCACCTCCTCGGCCCGTTACCTCATGGTCATCCACGGCAGCGGCTCCGACATCGGCAAGTTCAGCTTCTTCAAATACACGACCTGCGACGGTTACACCGTCTCGGCGACTGGCATGGAGCGCCTGGGCTCTACCTCCTCCGGCGGCTACGTCACCACCCTGACGGGCTCCACGATCACCTGGGGCACCGCTCCCTGGACCTCGGCTTACCTCTCTGAGGCTGCCATCCCGGTCGGCTCGCTCATCATCCCCTGCAACAGCAAGGGCCAGCCCTACGTCTGCGGCTACTTCATGGGCAACGACGCCGTGTATTGCGGCTACGGCTCTGTGAACGGCAAGCCCAGCACGGCCATGGGCCAGCGCGTCACTGAACAGCAGGACTACACGAACCGCTTCGGTATCGGTGTCCAGATGGTCTGGGGTGCCACCGCCTACAAGAACGCCGCCCTCGTCAAGAACGGCTACCTTGTGGTTTATGGTGCCTGGAACGCCCCCGGTATGCCGGAGGTCAGCTAAGGTCACGCCTGACGGCCGCCCGGCCTAACCCGCCGGGCGGCCTGAAGGCACAACACCCACACGCAACCCTCCATATACCACTTCAATGCTTTCCATCACACCCATCCCGACCAACCCGGCCGATCTTCCGGCCCTGCTTGGTTCCAGTCTCACGACTTCGCATCGCGTTCTCGTCTATGACAGCCGGAAGCCTTCGGGCGACCCGAACATCATGGCCGACATGACGCTGGCGGAGTTTTTCAGCGGCGTGAATTCCCTCGTCAACGCAGGCACCATTTCCGGGCCTCGTTCCGACGTTGTGGAAGCCGTCACTGCCACCGTCGGAGGCGCTTCCATCGCGGCGGCGTCCAGTCACGTCACAGTTACCAGCTCGGATGCCAACCACATCGTCATTCTGCCGGCCCCGGTTGTGGGCAAGCAGCTTGTCATCAATGTCGGCGCGACCGGGTTTGAGCTTCGCAGTTCCAGTCCTGCAACCATCGCCATCAACGGCGGCAGCGGTGCAAATGCTGAGTCCGCCATTGCGGCAGACTCCACATGCTACCTTACATGCGTCTCCGCGACTGCATGGAAAGGATGGTTCATGGATGCAGACGGCGACCTCGCCAAGATCGAGGCGGCGGCCTAACCAGCCCGGCCCCGGCCAAACAATCAGCCAGCCCGGCCTTGCCTTTCCGGCGGGCCGGGCTTATTGTTGGCCTACGACATCAAGCACCCGACACCATGATTACTCACTTCCAGGTCACATTCCCGCAGGAGCCCGGCGCATCCTTCCCCATTGCCGCCAGCAACGGCCGCACGCTGCCCGTCCGCGCCCGCTCGGACGTTCGCCCCACCAACTTCCCCACGCGCATCCTGACCCGCGAGGAATGGGACGACCTTCGCCGCCCGGCCGGGCCGTATCTGGCATCCTACCAGCCCAAGCGCCCGGTGCCGGACGTGGACTTTGAGGCCGAGGACGGCAGCCTGCACAAGACGGCCGAGGCCTGTCTGGCCCATGAATTGAAGGCCCGGTTTGGCGTGGAGACGCTGGCCGAGGTGGAGGGGCTTATGAAGGTTTTGTCTGACAAGAACAAATTGACCGTTGACGATGTCCAGGCAGCTATTCAAGAAGCCACGGAAACCAAGGATTCCGCCGCCAGTTTTACAGCCGATGCGGCAGCTATTACCGCCGACCCCGAGCCATCCGCGCCCACCTACGACGAGGCCCGCCGCCTGCTGGCCTCCGCCCTTAGCCAGCGCGGCCTGAAGCCCGCCGAGGCCGCCAGGGCAACCGGCCTAACCAGCAAGCAATGCCGCGAAGTGGTGGCTGCCTACCCTGCTGAGTTCCGCGAGCACGCGGGCAAGCTGTTCCTCAATAGCTGACACAATGTTTGCGCATTACATTATCGCCGTGCTCCAACAGTTTAACGAGGGATGGAGAGTCACGTCTCTCTTGTCCGTGTGGACAGGACCCGCAAACAGTGAAGAGGAGGCATTAGGGGCCGCTATTGCTGCCGCGACAAAGAAAAATCCAGGCTACAACATTGCCGGACACGTCATCACCAAAAACCCGCTTTCACCATGCCAGACGCCACCCACCGCCCACGCCTGACCGCCGGGGCCTACTCCGCCAGCCTCCGCGAAGGGGCGCAAAGCCTCACGCCAGACCTGAAGGCCGCCCTGGCCTCCGGCCCGCTTGCCATGGCCGACCTAGCCACCAAGGCCGGGCACGGCCTGCCAGCCACGGCCGCCTGCGTGCGTAGCCAGCCACGCGTCTTTGCCGAGCGCGGCGGGCTGGTGCATCTGGCGTAAAACTGCCTTGTCAGGGCACGGCGGGCGGGCTATTCTCGCGGAATGGCTATCATTCAGGACATCCGCGACCAACTGCTTTCCATGTGCGGGCTGGAGGACGTGTCACACGGCCCTCCTAACCTGGAAGATCGAATTATCCAGGACATCAACCGCGCTTTAGAAGCAGTGGGGGAGTCAAACCCGAACTGCTTCTACCAAGTCCGGCCAGATCAGGCCGAGGTTGTCAGGCCGCCGACCGCCGTTTCCGTGACGGTGGCGCAGTATTCCAAGGCCATCACCTTCAATTCCGGCTACGTCTCCTCATGGATGCCCGGCAACGCCATCATCATTTCTGGTGACGGCGTGATGAACCGCATAGAGGACGAGGCCAGCCCATCGGCCCCGGCTCTGGCCGAGCCCTACATGGGGGCCTCTGGCACCTACACGGCCACGGTTTACAATGACTGGATCATGCTGCCCGCCAACGTGCGGCAGATCATGGACCCGGTGAGCCTGGACAAATCTACGATCCTGATTCCAGCCCAGTCCGCCGCAGACCTCAACCTGCGACTCATGGACTACAACAAGAACTACGACCGCCGATATGCCGCGTTCGTGATGGCCTTGCAGAAAAGCGTGCTGGAGCCCACCCGCTACTGGCCTTACGCGCAAATGGTCATCGGCACGCTTCGGGCCGGGATCATGCTGGATTCCCTGCCTTCCGCCGCCAGAAAGCTCGTCTATGACGCCCGCAAGTTGGTATTTGCGCCTGTCACCACGCTTTCCGACACCCGGACAACCCTTATGCCCCAGGGCAAGGATACGGAAATCCTGCTGCCCGTGGCCCGCTGGTTCTTCTCCTCCTATCAGATGTGCTCCATCCCCAAGACCGAGTTGGAGCCTGAATACGCCCTAGCCATGCAGAAGGCCCGCGAGCTTTCCGTGTTTGGCAACCGCGCCAAGCGTTACTGCTACAACCCGAACCGATGAACCAGCTTTACACCATCGACATCCGGGAGTTCGGCACGCTTGCAAGCTCCATTGAAACCACGGACATGGGCGGCAAGCTTCAGCGGGCCGTCAACTGCCTGCTGCGCCCAGCCGGGGCCATCAAAGGCATTCCCAAATACACGCGCCTCTGGGCCACGTTCTCCAGCGAGACGGCCGCCACCAAGATCAGGAGCCTGCCGTTTACTGGCTACCCGTCCGGCGTCGGCGTGGATGGCACAGCTAGGGCCGCCAACAAGACCGTGGCCGTTCGCGTCTATCGGCAGGGCAAGAACTTCCTGCTGTTCTACGACCTCACCACCAGCAAGGCCCGGGGCCTGTTCTACCTGGGCGATGACGGTTCCTTCACCTCTGGCACCTACGATTTCAGCGCCGGAACGCCCACCTGGGAAGTCCTGGCCGTCGGCCTCGACGCCTCGGCCCGCTGGTTTGGCAAGCGCACGGCGACCCAGCTCATGCTCTCCAACAACAACAACGTGGACACGCCCGTGTGTGTCCAGCTAGGCCGGACGGCCACGCCCGGCAAGTGGCGGCAGGCAGGGAGCAACGTCAAGCCAGCCACGCCGGTCATTTCCAAGGCCACGCCCGCCGGCACTAGCAACGTCCAGGCCCGCTGGCAGCTTCCAGGCTCGGCCGGGGCCACGTCCTTCAAGTTCTACGCAGTGCCAGCCACGGACTACTGCTACGCCTACACGACCACGGCCACGACCACGGTTGACGCCTCCTTGAACACATTCGTGGTGTCCGGCTTTGTGCCAAGCGAAGGCATGGCCGTGCTGGTGGTGGCGACTTCGATCCCGACTGGCCTCACCAACAACACGGTCTATTACTGCAAGAACGTCTCTGGCACCACTGTCAGCCTCTCGGCCACGGCAGGCGGGGCGGCCATCGACATCACCACGGCAGGCTCCGGCGTGGTGTTCTACCAGCTCTACGGCCACGGATACAGCGACAACCAAGCCCTCACGCTCACGACCTCCGGCACGCTGCCAAGCCCGCTTGCCACGGCCACGACGTATTACATGCGGGACGTGGGCACGAACGTCTATTTCTTCAAACTGGCCTCGACGGCTGGCGGCACGGCCATCAACATCACGACCACAGGCAGCGGCACGCACAACATTGTGCCGACAGGGGCGGCCGTCCGGGCAGGCACAGCCACGCTGACTTTCACGGCGGATTCCACCAACTACCCAGGAGCCAATGGCAATTCCAGGATTCAAGTGGTGATCCAGAACAGCGCCTACGCCACGTCCATTTCCTCCAGTATGACCGGGGCCGGGACGACTAGCAACCCCTACCTTTACACGATCATCACAGGCAGCAGTGCGGCCACAAACAGCACGGATGCGATTGTTGCGTTTGTGAATGCCGACACCCGGGCCTTTGGCATCCTTTCGGCCAGCAAATCGGCCGCCGACGCCACAGCCGACACCGGCAGCTACGGCCCGACCTTCCTTTCCGGCGGCATCGGCTCCGGCACGTCTGAGGGCCTGACAAGCCAGACATGCACCGTTTACCTGCGCTACTTCGACTCTGGAAGCGAACGACTTGGCTACGAGGGGATCAGCTCGGACATCTCCAACACCATCATTCTGGACGAGTCGACCCGTTCGGACATCCTTGTTACCATCACGCCAGACCCGGCGGCCGAGGGCGGGCGGTTTGACCTCATCCGGGTTTACTTCCAGTTCGGCGAAGGCTCGGCGGCCATCTGGAACTACGTCGGCGAGGTTGCCAACACCTCCGGCACCAAGACGCTGCAAGTCGGCACGAACACCGAGATCGGCGCGGCCATGGCCGTGGATCAGAACCGGCCGCTGCCCTACCGTGATTGCGTGATGGTGGGCAGCCAAGTCTGGTATGGGGGCGGCTCTGACAACCCTGACCTGCTCTATGTCTCCAAGTCCGCCGTGGACGACGAGATTGCGCCCGAGGGGGCAAATGCCGAGTCGCCGGAGCTAATCAGCATGGCCCGGCAGACTTCCAGGCTCAAGGTGACGGCTCTCTATACGGACGATTACCGACTGCATGTCCACACCAACAACGGCGTCATTCTGCTGAACCCCAGCGATCCGACAGCAGACAAGCACATCCCCCAGGTGACAGTGGGCGCTCTCAACCCGGCCTGCATCACCGAATACGAAAACAGCCGCATCTTCTTCCTTGGCTCAGACCTGCAAATCTATGAGTTCAGCGGAGCCCGCTACGGCCGCCGGAATATTGCGGCAGCTTCAAAGGACTCTATTGAGTATTTGCTAGACATCGCCAACGTGGACAAGATCGGCCAGCAGCCAGACCGCGTGAATACATGGGTTGACCTTCGTTCGGAACTCTACTGGTTTTCTTTTCCAGGCCAAGATAACACGTTGACGAGCTTTGCTTACGATTTCCAGAATAATGGCGTTGTAGGATACTTCGACTATCCAAAGGCCTATGCGGTCGCCAAAATGGAGCCGGAGCGCCCTGAAACCGTTTTCTGTGACGAGGACGGCAACCTGTTTTTCATGGACAGCCGCGAACAGAATGACAGTGGCGATACACTTGATACCTCATTGGCCTACACGCCGCACGCTATCACCGATCCAATTCCTGTCAGCATGGCCGGTTACGGCTACGTTGACCGTGGCGGCTACCGTTACTATCAGGCCGTGCAATCGGTGATCGAAACAGGCTTCATCGACCTGGGCAAGGTGACGCAGTTCAAGCAGTTTGGCGGTCTGTTGTTTTCCACAGTGAAAAACAGCCGCGCCTTTATGGACATCACTTTTGCCAACAAGTCAGGATTTGAGGTAACGCGCACACTTTCAGACATTTACAGCACAAGCACGCAGCAACTTCGCAAAATCCTTGCTCAACTTGGAGGGGAAGCCGTTAAGGTGAAGTTCACTATTGTTGCAGCAGAGCAAAGCCCCTGGATCATCCGCAACATGAGCCTGCTATACCGTTCTGTCGGCCAACTCTAAGCATCACAGCAATGCCCATTCAAGACGCCATCAAAAAGGCCAGGCGCATGGCCCGCAAGACCGCCCCAGAAGGCAGTCTTATGCGTGACATCTACGAAACAAACCGGGACATCCGCCGCCACTTGAAAGGCATTGCAGGCGAGGTCAGCCTGGAAGAGATGATGCACACCAAGAAACGCCTGCGAAAGGAAATGCGCGACGAGGAACGCAAAGAAGAAGAGTCAGCCCGCAAGCAGGCCAACCCACGGCAGCTTTCCCCGATCCACGCCAAGCCCATGCCCGGCTGGGCCTAGCCTACGCCCATTTTAAACCAAGGGCGGATCGGCCGCCCGCAACCAAAGCAAAATCCTCGCTCGTATCCGCGGCCTCCACAAAGTTTGCACTTACTTATCAAACCTTGCAATTCAATAGGCTTAGACGACACCAAGCCGGTTAAATACGTTGGATGCAAAACAGCCGCCGCAGCGCGGTTTATAGGCCGACAATGCACCGGCAAACATTTCATGGCGAGTCAGGCTCAGAAGTCAGGCTATCCACAGCCCTCCCAAGCAGGTCGGCCATCTCGGCCTTGATGCCGGCGGCTGGCAGGCCTTGGCGGCGCTTCACGGCCACGACGGCGGTCATGTAGGACAGAACCTCTTCGGCTTCGGTCAAGGGAACTTTGTTCACAGCGGCGGCGATTTCATCAAACAGGGCCGTGGCGGGCGTGTTGTCAGGGTCGGGTGTCTCGGGCATGGTCGGTAATGGTATCACGTTCTTCTTGGTCCTGCCACCAAAAACGGCGGCCTTGTGCCTGCCCGGCCGCCCTGGCCCGCCTGGCCTCGGCCAGCCTGGCCTTGTTGGCCTCGCAGGCGGCAAAGATGGCGGCCAGACCGGACTCGGCTCGGGTTATGGGGCAGGCGGAGGGCTGGGTCATGGGCCAAGTCTGTAAAACACGTTCAGGCACCCGCCCTCCCTTTCCCACGGCCAGCCTTCCGGCGCACGGCCCTGGCGGCAGCATGAGGACAGGCAGGCGGCGATGATGAGGAGGCGGATCATGGCTGCTTTGTGGCCTGGTAGGCGGCGAGGGCGGTGCGTGCAATAGCGGCACAATCACCCTCTTCTTTGGTGGGCGGCGACTCATCGCCAGACCAATAAATAGTCGTGTCGGCACTAATCACTTGTTCCAAAGCCTCCGCCAGCCCGTCAGCGGCGGCGCGGAGCTTGGCGTTTTGAGCCGCCATCTTCTCCACAAGCTCGGGGATGTCGGGCACATGGGTGGGCGTGCCGTCAACGTCCAGGCCAGCCTTGCGGCAGGTTTCGCGGACGGCTGTGTCAGTGTCGGCCCAATCGTGGTTAAGCTGGGCCTGCCTATGTTCGAACCAGCCCACGATGGCGCGGGCCAGCCGCATCTCGGCGGCGTTGAGTTCGCCAAAGTGGAGGCGGATTTGATCGTTGGTCATGGTTTACCAAAGGTTGAGGGTTTTGCCAAAGGATTCTGCGCGTTGGGCGGCGGTAGAGGACGCAACTCTAAAGCCGCCGATCTCATAAATTGGGAAGTATCCGCCGTTGAGAAAGATAGCATATTCCCTTTGCTCTTCTGGCGTCAGCGCCTTCTCCGCCTCATGCATGGCGTTGAGGTCGTTGAAGTAGTCGGGCAAACTCCTGGCTTCATGCCATCCGGTCATGCCACACGCTTCCGCGATCTTGATTCGTTTTTGTTCCTGGGTCATGGTTTCAGGAATGGTTTGAGTTTGGAGAGGGCATCCGAAAGGAACAGGCCGTGATTGCCAGAAAGATGATCTTCTAGCCCCGCAAGTCTCTCATGCGCCCCCCTGATAGCCTCGCGCATGGCTGCGTTCTCCTCCGGCGGAATCCAACCCAAGGCTTTTAGCGCCTGTTTGGTCGCCTCGTCCTCCGCGCAGGCAATTTTGCGGTGAATCATTCCGGCGATGGCGATGTCCGTCGTGTCGCAGCCGAATTCCCTGGACTCAAGGTTAAAAAAAGGCGTGACCGTCATTTTGAAAGAATCACTCACTTCGCCACCTCCTTCCATAGCTCCATCCATTCACGCGCCCTAGGCCAGCTTTCCTTGTGGTTGTCGAGCGCATCCATATAGAGCACGTCAATGAGCTTGTATGCCTCGGCTAGGCCTGCGCGCATGGCGGCGTTCTCGCGGAACAACTCATTCCGCGCCTCCGCCTCCTGCCGCCATCGTTCCGCCCATTGATCGGCGGTCCAGTCAGTGTGCTCGGCTATTAGATGGTCACTCACTCCGCACCCCCTTTC